AGTTGTATTTTACACCACGGACTTTACGCCATCGGTCATTTCGTAAACCGCCTCCTTCTAATGGTTCATAAAATGGAGAGCCACTAAGGGTAGGCTCCCAATCTTTACCGCTCGGAGTATGCGCTTTCAAATAATCACAATTGGTTCGCTCATCAGCCCATGCAAACACAACGGAGTGTTTTAGGTCGGAGTCAATAACTGCAATGACAGTAGTGAAGTTATCATCACCTGTATTACATTCAATATCATACCACCACTTGCGCGGCTTCCAGTTAGGCATAACTGATACATTCTCAACTAAGTATTGGTCAACATATCTCATGTCAGCCTCGTATGTTTTACTGAACATATTTCGCATAGCATGTATGTTGTATGGGTTATCGTTTTCAACGCGCCATAAACTTGCACCATCAAGACCCTTGTATGTTTTGTCTTTTAGTATAGTAGTTCCGGGGAATGATGTCTTAAGTTGCTTTAGTCTAAACTCCGGTGTAGCAATAGGAACATACATGTGAGGTCTGTAATCATCAACTGTTTCTTCTTGCAGTTCTCCTTTATCATTACGCCATCTTAGGTATAGAGTAGGTGGTGTATCATCGTGATAGATAGCATCAGCAATCATTTGTCAGCCCCCTCTTGATGTTTGAGAACAAGCGTTTGTTCAATCTCCGAATGGTCTAAAACAAGCGCGCTTTTATTTCCCATGTGGAACAGAATAGTTCCGCTTGACATAAGATTCAATAGTTTAGGGAAGTGAGAACCGAACACCGTTTCGCATTCCTGTTCTTGTGCGTTGACATCAACATTGATTTGTCGGCTCATCTTAGCACCTCTTTGATTACCCGCAGTAATTGTCATCTCATTATCAGCAAGGCGAACCTTAACCGGAGCGTCTTTACCAACAACCTTAGTCATAGAAGACAATCCTTGTATATCTTCTGTGCTGAAATTACCATGACATTCTAAATCCGCGCGGCCAAGTTTCTTCCAAGAGTTTTTTTTAGCCGCTGAAATTGCTTGCTCGGCTCTCCCAACTGTTGTGTAAGACATGATGTGGTCGTGTGATGGTGTGCTGAATTCATCATTACCGTTCTTCAATGTCAGCGTATTACCAACATAGCGAAGAGTAGTGTCGTCTTCTTTACAAGATTTGAGGAACGCGCCGACTTTGTGAACATCGGGAATGTTGACAACACCTGCTTTGTATTCCTCCATCAATACATTGATGCTCTTAGTGAAGTAGTGTGTAGTAGTATCAACAGAACCTTTCAATCTCATATCAGCGACTTGACAGCGAAGGTCGTTAACACCTTCACCAAAGCCTGTTATGAAAGCCCAAAGAGCCGCGTTGTTAAATGTGGCTTGAACAAAACTCATTCAATCACTTCTCCTGTTTCAGTAAGATAGATAGCCGCGCATTCTTTACAGATAGGCACTATGTCATTTGACCCAACGGGTTCATAACTTCCTTTAGCACCGCATAGTCTTGGTTTATTTTTTCCTTGTATGTGTATTATTTTACTCATCATTTATCATCTCCTTTACAAAGCGTAAGCAAACGCAATCGTGGAACTTGATATACTCTTCTTTAGTATCGGGGTGTATCAATCTCTCTTGAACCGCGCCTGTTCCATTGCATTGACGACAGCGAGGGTCGGGTTTCATAACCCACCTTTGTATTATACAGTCGCAAGGCTCATTAGTCCATTCGGGTTCTCTTTCTCCATCGCTTGAATAAACGCTTCCGACATACCAAACTTCACCACTACCCCCACATTTTTGACAAGAGGGGTCTGCTTCCCATTCGTATTCATCTTCCGCGCTACGCTCATTTGCGTTGTTATGCGCTGGTTTGCCTGTTCGCTTCCAATCGGTCATAGTCCGCCCTCTCGTAGTTCCGGTAGTCCGAACCATTCGGGAGAAGCATTCTGCTTTGTGACCATGATTGTTCTTCGCTGGTCAAGAAGGTCAGCGTTTGTCTTGCATTTGACAAACTCAACCTCATAGCGTGTTTCTCCTGTTGGTTTATTATCTTCTCCGCGCACTTTCTTTTTGTGGAAGTAAAGAATTTGGTTTAGATAGTTAGCAGTATGCTTTTCCCAAGCCGCTTTCTTACCAATGACTGTGCCGGATTTGTCTTGTAAATCTTTGAAGTGTGTTTCAAAATAGACGCGAACTCCAAGCGACATTAAGGTTCTTGCGATAGTCGTTAATTGATGGAACCGAGTAGTTCGGATTTGCCAATTGAATCTTAGTCCAACTTGCTCATGCGGTTTGACCTTAGCACCAATACCATCGGGTGCAGTTCCTAAGTCTTCAATGAACATACAGTTCTTTGCAACCTCGTCCCACAAGTCAATCGCTGTGAAGAGAACAGAATGTAGTTTTGGTTTGTCGCCGGGGTTAGCCGCCCAATCAACAAGCGTTTGTCCAATCTTCATAACTCTCCTATGAGTCGCTGGGTAGTCAATGGCTTCACGAATCTCCCCGTCTTCATCAAATGTTTCAAACATCACATTTGGATTAAGACAACGGATATTGTTAGCGTGTTCTTTGTGATGAGTCACGCGGGTTGTCTGTCCACCACCATCAAAGTCAAGGCAGAAGATTACATCTCCGCGCTTCTTTTCTTCATCGGTCATGCTGTCAAGAACAATACCTGTCTTACCAACTCCTTCGGGTCCAACAAGACCACATAGAATCATGTTGTTAGGCACAGTTTTACCTGCGCTAACTATCTCGTCCCATACTGATTGGGCTATTGGTTTGACACGCTGACTTGTTTTCTCTTCAACTAAGGCAACTGGAACAGTCTGTCCTGTTGCTGGGTCAAATGCTTGTTCTTCTTTCTTGGCTTCTTTCTTTAAATCATTTAGGTTTGGCATATATATTACTCTCCGTATTGGCTTGTTGATGTTTCGCCACCTTCACCTGCTGGGATAGCAAGTCTTGGAACAGCGAATACACCGAATGTCTTGATAGAAGGTGTTGGTCCATCGTCTGTTGCGCGCACCGCTAATCGTCCAAAGACAATAACGGTTGACTTTACAGCGTATGGTTTCCAACCTTCTTCTGTTGCATAATCAAATGGGTGTCCTTCATCACCGAGTAGTCCGTGGATATAACACGGTAGGTTTTGGCGAAGACCACCATTGAATGTTCTTGCGAGGTCAAAGGAAGTTAGGCTCATTGAATAGTCATGTCCTATTGGGTCCCATTCCGACTGACGCGCTTCTTTTCTCATATCACTTATCTTAGCACGAACAAAGATTAGAGGTCCGACTGGATTGTAGCCGGGGACTATTTCTTGACGCGTTTCAAATACTTCAGTAAGTGTTGACAAGTCGCTGATGTATGAGTTTAGTTCCGGTATCAACTTAGAAGGTTTGATTGCACCACGAACATGCTCTTCAACAAAGTCATTACCGAAAGTGATTGCACCGGGTAGCGCAAAACTGTTGTATGTATCAGCCCATTCCGGCTTAACATTCTCGGATTGAGCGCGCACTTTCAATGTGCATTCAGCAAACATTTGTGGAATAAACCATTCATCGGGGTTGCTTGATGTCACAGTGATACGCAGTAATCTTTGGTCGTTCAAGAAATTATTCTTCTCATTACCAAGGTAGTAATATGTGCGTTGCCATCTGTAAGGTGTGATTGGTTCACCATAGCGACTCCACTTAGGGTTGTTCTGTAAGATAGCAATAGATAATCCATTCTCTTCAAACAAGAACCAAGGCTTTGAGTCTGCTGGTTCTTCGGTCTTTACTTCACCGTCTTTCTTCTCAAGATACCATACACCATCTTGTGTATAAGCGCGTGCTACAAGTCCTTGTTGTATTGCATTATCAAGGTCTTCCATAGCGGCTGATACAGCAGGGGCGCGCTTTCTTTCTTGTCCATCTCTTACTTTAGGGTCAACACCGACAAAGTATCCGGCAAGTTCAACGGCATTCGCTTGTGATGTTCCCGACATTACTCTTCGCTCAACAACGAAGGTTTCTGCGGCATCAATCAAGAA